CCGGCTTGCGGAATGTCACGACATAATCGGGCAGCCCCTGCCGCGACATCGCCGAATCCTTGCGGATTTGCTTGTGTAGCAAGCCCAGCGCCTTGGTGCGCTGCATCTCCGTGACCGGGTTTTTCCAGATACATACCTCCGAGTGAAAGATAAATCCGTACTCGGTCATCTCGCGGATGATGTCACCGCGAAAATCCTTGATACCGATAAAGCCGTCACGGGATTTCATGGCGGGCAAATTCATGCAGTGGATGGATACCAGCCGACCCGGCATGATGACCCGGTACAGCTCCGCCACGAGGTAGCCGAAATGCTGTGCGAACTCCGCGCCGTCGCTGCTGTTGCCCATATCGCGGTCAGAATTGGAGTAGGTGTACAGGCTGGCAAACGGCGGGGAAAAGATGGAATAGTGGATGCTGTTATCGGGGATGCCGCGCAGGGTTTCCACGCAGTCCCCTTGATACATTGCCCAGCGCTGTGCGCTGTCGATCAACTGATTAAGCACATTCATGGTTAAATTCCTCCCATGCAGGCAGTGTCATAGTTGTTTGCGGTTCATAGGGCGTTGTCAGGCGGCAGGTGCTTTGCAACTGCTTTTTGACGATTTCGCGGGTCTGTTCGCCCATCGCGGTCCGCATCTTATCACAATCGGCCTGCTTGCGCTCAATATTGGCCTTGACCGCGCCCTCGCGGGCACTGATGACGATGTACACGTCCACCGGCT